AGCACCTCTTTTTGAGGCTGGACAGATCTGGTATCCTGATGAGAGATGGGCGCAAGAGGTTATTGAGGAATGTGCTGCTTTTCCTTTTGGTGAACACGACGATTATGTTGACTCCACCACTCAAGCTTTGTTAAGATTTAGACAAGGAAACTTTATATCGCATCCAGAGGATTACGAGGATGAGCCTGGTGTTTTACAGATGCGAGAATATTATTAGGAGAAAACATGAGTAGTGCTGAAGATAAATACGTAGAAGATCAATCTTATAGAATTGATAAACAAGATACAGATAAGAAGAAGAAAAAAATGGAGGAATCCATCAGACAACAATTTAAGCGTAGAGTTGAAGAGGGTAAATTAATTATTGACGGAGATGATTACAAAAGAAGAAAGCTTACCCCTGAGGAGCAAGAAGATGTTGATGAAATTAATAAAATGATGGAACAAAAATTTGCTAACAAAGATGGTGGTAAACAAAAATTTAAAGAAGGTTCTAAACCAGATTTCTTAGATCTTGATAAAGATGGCAATAAAACTGAGCCAATGAAACAAGCAGCGAAACAAAAGGTTACTGCTAAAGGTGGCGTAAGAACGGCTATCAAAAGAATCAAGAAAGCGAAAGACGGTTCGCGAACCGGTGTCCGTGGAACTGGCGCAGCTAAAAGAGGCTTTAGAAAAGCAAGACTTAGCTAATGGCTAAAAAGAAAAAGTTTCAATCAGGACGTGCAAGCGCATTAGATGATCCTAATTCTCTTAATGTTATGCCTCCTTTTAAGTCACCCGACATGGGCTTGGGCAGTGCGCCCATTGGAGATGTAACACAACTACTTCCATTATTAGCTATGGGTGCTTTTGCATCCGCTCCTGCACTTTTGAAAAGTGACAAGAAAGAAGAAGATGTAATCTATACTCCAGGTGGTATAATTATTAGACCTCCAGCAGGGCTTACTGATGAAGAAAAGAAAGAATTAGGATTAGATGGATCTCCTGTAGGTGGTGGAACAACAACATTAAAGGAAGAAGAAAAATTTCCACAAACCACAGGTGGAGATATGCCTGAACCAGTTGATACAAAACCAGTTCCATTTCCGTTGCCTGAAGAAAAAACATTTGAAGACATGACTGCGGGCGGTGGTTTCACTCCTCTTAAAGACGAAGAAAAAATGCCAACCATACTAACAATGGCTGATAAGAAACCATCTAAAGCATTAGTAAAAAAGAACATGATGGAGTCTATAGATGACATAGACACAAGAAATTATAGTGATGAAGAAATTCAACAAATCCGTGAGACAGGTCAATACATACAACAAAAAACTTTTATGAATCAACGATTCAATAAAACAGAGGATTATATTAAATCAAACTATTCCGGTGATGAAAAGAAAGCCTTAAATGATTGGGTTAACGAACTATATGCCTCCGACAAAGGTTTAAATTTAGAGCTCCGTGATTCCGGCGCAGCTGGTGCATTAAACGCACTTAATTCAACTAACCAAACAAATAGGCAATTTAGTGCAAAAGAAATATTAGAATTGTTTCAATCACCAGATTTTCCTGGGCGTCAATTAAGAGTTGACGCTACAAGTTATGACATCCTTGGTGGAGAATCAAATCAACTTCCACAAGCAGTTAACAATGCAAATATATTTTTAGATAGATTAACTATAGCTCAACCTGGACCATTTTCTGATTTTATGGAAAGAGTTAAGGACATGGATAGAAATTATATTAATAGATTAAATGAAGCAACTGACAGTGAAACAGCTGGCATGATTATAGATGAAAGAAATGCTGCACTTCTTGATATTATAGATGAGTCAGGAATTCCTAAACAACAACTAGTAGCTAGAGAAGAATATACTAGATTTCAAGATAACTTTAGAACTGTAAGAGAAGCAGCCACAAGAGGCACATTTATAAATGATCATATAAGTGTTGGAACTCCAGGAACAAAAACTGAAGAGTACATAGTTATGACTCACAATTTTAATCCTCAATATGGTCAAGCAAATCAATTACCTGAACATAACACAAGTCACCCTACTGGAGATCATACCATAGCTTTTTCAAGATCTAGATTAATTACTAATGAGGCTTTTGGTAAAGAGGAAAACCAAGGAATTGTAATAATGGAAATGCAATCAGATGTTCATAGAAGACTTAAGTCAAAAGATATTGAATATCCGTCTGAAGCAAATGATTTTAAAGGTGGTGCAAACTTCTATCCGTTTGGTGGAGGTGCTCAGTATTGGGTTAAGCAAGTTTTAAAAGATAATATTGAAAATGCTGTAAATCAAAATTTAGACTTTGTCGGTTGGAACCCTGGCGAAGTTGTTTCTGTTTATGAGCAAGCTGAAAATGCAGATGATAGAAAAGGTTACAACACTATTTACAATGCTAAGACATCAGAGTTTATTAAGAAAATAAATAAAGATATTGCACAAAGAGGTAAGCAATTAGGATTAAGTGAAGAGCAAATTAAATCTGCGCAACTTGTTGTTAAAAATGATGGGCGATATGAATTTCCTAGTAATGATGTGCACAGACGTAGTAGCTATTACGATGAGCCTACTTCTAGTAGATATGTAGAAAAGTTAGATCAAATTGAGAATTTAGATAAATACGTTAAAGTGGGTAAAAATAGAAATCTAATTTTAGATAATATGCCATACATTGATTTAAGAGCTGAGGGATTTGATATTGAGCTGTTTAAAAAGATTGGTTTGCCACAGTTTAAAAAGGGTGGTAAAACAAAAGACAAAATGGGTGACCCCCTTATTGACATCGAAATATTCATGAGAAGTGTATAATGGCTATAGATAAAAAAATAAATCCACCAATAGAAGAGTTACCTAGAATAGATCAATATGCTGGTGGCACAGTTGATGTTGATGTTCAAAGCGGCCAACCTCAAGGGATAACAATGCTTCAAGATGGTGGAGCTATGCTTGGAGAGAGTATGATGCAATCAGCTCCAGAGCATGATTCTAATTTAGCAGATTTTGTAGATGAGACGGAACTTGAAAAAATTTCAAGTGATTTGCTTAGTGATTATTTGAATGACAAAGAAACAAGAAAAGATTGGGAAGAAGGATACACACAAGGATTAGATCTTTTGGGTTTTAAATACGAAGATAGATCACAACCTTTTCAAGGCGCTAGTGGTGTAACACATCCGTTACTTGCAGAATCAGTAACACAATTTCAAGCACAGGCTTACAAAGAACTATTACCTCCAGGTGGTCCTGTGAAATGTAATATTGTGGGCGCTGAAAATCCAGCAGTTGAGGATCAAGCAAAACGTGTTAAAGAATTTATGAATTATCAAATTACATCTGTAATGGAGGAATATGATTCTGACATGGATCAAATGCTTTTTTTCTTAGCTCTAGCGGGATCTTCATTTAAAAAAATTTACTATGATACAAACATGGGTAGAGCCGTTGCAAAGTTTATACCAGTCGAAGATTTAGTCGTACCCTATCACTCAACAGATTTAGAAACTGCTCCTAGGATTACACATGTATTAAAACAAAACAAAAACGATGTAAGAAAAAGTCAGGTCAGTGGTTTTTACAGAGATGTAGAATTAGACGTAGTTAATAAGCAAGACAGAATACAAGAAACATATGATAAAATAGAGGGAGTAACTCCTAACGATAGCACAAACTACAATGATCAATGCACATTACTAGAGATGCATTGTGATCTTGATATTCCTGGTTTTGAAGACATTGGAGTAGATGGTGGCCCTACAGGTGTTAAGTTACCTTACATTGTTACCATAGATGAGGGCTCAAGAAAAATTTTATCTATTAGAAGAAACTATGCAGAGAATGACAAGTTAAAAAAGAAAATACAATACTTTGTTCATTATCGTTTTTTACCTGGACTTGGGTTTTATGGTTTTGGTTTAATACATATGTTAGGTGGATTATCTAGAACTGCTACTTCAGCACTACGACAATTAATTGATGCAGGAACATTATCAAACTTACCGGCAGGTTTTAAAGCAAGAGGCCTGCGTATTCGTGATGACGACAATCCTTTACAGCCAGGTGAATTTAGAGATGTAGATGCACCAGGGGGAGATCTAAGACAAAACTTTGTGCCATTACCATACAAAGAACCAAGTCAAACTTTGATGCAACTTTTAGGGTTTTGTGTTGATGCTGGTAAAAGATTTGCTGCCGTAGCTGACGCAAAGATTGCAGATTCCAATAATGCTAATCCTGTTGGCACAACAATGGCGATGATTGAACAAGGCACTAAAGTTATGAGTGCTATACACAAAAGATGCCATTATGCACAAAAGATAGAGTTTAAATTATTAGCTAGAATATTTCAAATATATCTGCCACCTGTATATCCATACAATGTAACAGGGGGACAAAGAGAAATTAAGACAACTGATTTTGATGATAGAATAGATATCATACCTGTATCTGATCCTAGCATTTTTTCAATGTCACAAAGAATACAGCTTGCACAATCTCAATTACAATTAGCACAAACAAATCCGCAAATGCATAATTTGTATGAAGCTTACAGAAGAATGTACCAAGCTTTAGGAATTCAAAACATCGATGCTATTTTACCTCCACCTGCACGCCCTGCACCAAAAGATCCAATTACAGAAAATGCAGAATTATTAAATAAAAAAACTGCACAAGCTTTTGCAGATCAAGACCACGTCTCACACATTTCTGCTCACAGAGCTTTAATGTCGTCTGTTTTGGTACGAACTATGCCGGATGTTTTAGTCAACACCATGAGTCACGTATTGCAGCATTCATCAATGTTAGCAGCTCAAAGTGTATTAGAAAAAAATAAAGAAAAATTAGAGCAATTAGCAGAACAATTTGGTGGTCAAATTCCAGAGCAAATTCAAATGCAAATAAACAACGTAATACAAGAACAGATTGCACAAGTACAAGCAGAAATCATGGCTCAAATGGTGGCTGAAGAACAAGAATATCTAGAGGGTTCTGGCGAAGATCCAGTAGTAGATCTTAAAAAGCAAGAATTAAATATAGAACAACAAAGAGTAATGGCTGACGCAATGGCTAAACAAGCTAAAACAGAACTTGATATTGCTAAACTAGAACAAAAAGCAATGATAGATGCAGCTAAATTACAACAAACAGCTGAATTAGCAGCGCAGAGAAATAACATACAAATGCAAAAATTAAATGCCACTCAAAGAAGGTAAATCACAAAAAACAATATCTAAAAACATAAAGATGTTGAAAAAAGAAGGAAAGCCAATGAAGCAGGCAGTAGCTATAGCACTATCTAAAGCTGGTAAGAAAAAAAAGAAAAGAAAAAGAAGTTGATAAATATCAAATTGTGTCCATAATAACTATATGGAAGCACCGCAAATCAATAAAATTGTTGACGACTTAATAAGTTATGCTTTTCAGGACAGTTTTTCTGAGGAAGAAAGAATGGTTGTGGCATCTCTGTTTATGACTGCCGCTCAAATGATCTATTTACAAACAATGGGCGAAAGTGGTAAGAAGGCTTTTGAGAATGATAAAGATAACATACTCAAAGAAAGAAAACCAACGTTACACTAAGAGGTCTTATGAAATTTAAACAAGCAAAAATGGAAACTGTAAAGTCTACAAATCCTTTTCCTAATCCTACCGTTGCAGATACAGCTGCTGTTACTATGTCAGCATTTGTTGTAAAAGATAACAAAGGTTCAGGTCCAAAAGGGCAGACTAGTAGGCAACAAATCAAAAAAGTTGCATTTAAAGGCGTAAAGTAATAAAACCCTCATAACAAGGAGGTTTCTATGAAACTTTTAACAGATCTATGGGATCATTTGAAAGAATGGTCGGATTGGAGTATGAAAGACTGGATTAAAGCTGGAATTGTGGCTATAATCGTAATCATATTAATTGGAGCAATATAAAAAGAATTTATGGTATGGCAATTACTAGCAAAACCACTTCTTGGCGTCGTCGCTGATGGCGTCAAGGGTTTTGTCGAAACAAAAAAAGCAAAACAAGAATTAAAACTTACTGAAATAAAGGCTACACAGAAACTTAAAGAAGATCAAATCGCCGGTAAGGTTGCATGGGAGCAAAGTGCAGTTGATCAAATGAAGGGGAGCTGGAAAGATGAGGTAGCATTAATTGTTCTACTACTTCCAGCTGTTTTAGTATTCACGCCCTTACAAGAACATGTGCATCGTGGTTTCCTCGCACTGCAGGACCTGCCGTCGTATTATCATAATTTGTTGTACATTGCGATATCTGCCAGCTTCGGCATCAAGGCGGGATCTAGTGCAATAGGATTATTTAAAAAGAAGTAATGAGTTACGAAGATCTATCAAACTCAGTGAAATTAAGTGAAGGATTTAAAAATAAAATTTATCAAGATACTGAAGGGTTTGACACAATAGGCTGGGGCCATAAAGTTGTTCAAGGTGATCCATTTGAACCAGGAGTAGAATATACTGAAAAAGATTTACAATCAGTGTTTGATAAAGATTTAAGCAGAGCTGTAGCTCAAATGAAACAATTATTAATAGAAAACGGCATTGATGAAGTGCCGGAACAAGCTCAACACGTCTTAACGGAGATGTGCTTTCAACTTGGTAAAACAGGCGTTGCTAAGTTTAAGAATATGTGGAAATGCCTGCAGGAAGACAATTTTATCGGCGCAAGTTATGAGATGCTCGATTCCAGGTGGAATAAACAAACACCAAATCGATGTAAAAAATTGTCTGATAAAATGAAATCATGCGGTTAGAAAATTTTTTTACAGCTTATAAAAAACAATTAATTGATAGACAAAAGGCGGTTGAAGAGTCTATAACCAGTGGACTGTGTAAAGACTGGTCAGATTATAAATATTTGACGGGTAAGAATGCAGCATTAAAAAATGAGATACAGGAACTCACGGACCTGCTAAAGAAAACGGAGCTAGAAGATGACGACTAAACCAAAACTTATTGTCCCTAAACATATTTGGGATGGTAAAGCTGCTGCAAAAGCAAAAAGCGAATTAGAAAAAGTGCCAGAGCCTTGTGGGTACAAAATAGTATTATTTCCATTAAAATTAGATAACAAAACATCATCTGGAATTCATTTGACAGATCAAACTGTAGAAGAATCTCAGATATCTACAAACATTTGTAAAGTTTTAAAAGTTGGTAGCGATTGCTATCTAGACAAATCCAAGTTTCCTAGTGGTCCTTTTTGTAAAGTTGATGACTGGGTTCTCATTGCCAAGTACGCAGGTGCTAGAATCAAGATTGATGGTGGTGAGCTACGTATAGTCAATGATGACGAAATAATGGCAAAGGTAAGAGATCCTAGAGATATCTTACCACGTAACATATTATAAAATGGAGAAACCTATGCAACCACAACCAAATACTGAAAACGATAAAATGGTTCCTCTAGACACTTCAGGTGAATCTGTAGATGTTGAAGTAAAAGAGGAAGAGAAAAAAGAGTCTGATGTTCAAGTAACTCAAGAGGCAGCTCCTGCTGAAGAGCCAAAGAAAGAATCTAAAGAACACGATGAGTATTCTAATAAGGTTCAAACTAGAATAAATGATTTAACAAAAAAATGGAGAGAAGAGGAAAGGAAAGCTGAGGCTGCTTTACAATATGCTCAATCTGTAAAAAAAGAAAACGAAGATCTTAAAACTCAAAAGAATACTTTAGATGAATCATACATTACAGAGTTTAAACAGAGAGCTCAAGCAGAAGAAAAATCTTTACAAAATTTATTACAAGAAGCTTATCAATCTCAAGACTTTAAAAAACAAGCAGAGATACAAGCTAAATTAACTGATGTAGTTTTGCAAAGGCAAAGAGCTGAAATGTCATTAAAAGCAAAACAAGCTGAAAATGAAAAGCCTGTAGAAGAAAAACCTGTTCCAAACTTTCAATCTCAATCACCGCAACCTGCACCACAAGAAATTGAACCTAGTGTAAAAGCTAAAGCTTGGGTAAATAAAAATCCTTGGTTTGGTAATGGTGACAAAGATGAACACGATTTAGTAAAAACTATGGCAACTTATGGAATACATAGACAATTAATTAGCCAAGGTTTTGATCCTGAATCAGATGAGTATTATAATGAAATTGATACTAGACTAAATGCAACGTTTAATGTTAATAGTAATACAACAACAAATTCAAGCAACAGGCCCGCTCAGACTGTTGCTGGGGCTGCTAGAAATGGCAGTGCTACTGGGCGCAACACTGTGAGACTCTCGCCAACACAAGTACAAATTGCTAAAAAATTGGGCGTGCCACTAGAAG